ATTAACTGCAATAGCAACTGGTGCAAGTGTGTTAAGTGCTGTAAAATCTGCTGTTAGTTCAACAAAAAATGCTGCAACACAAGCTGGAGCTGGAGGAGGTGGATCTGTATCTACTCCAACACCTATCACACCATCACCTGCACCCCCTGCTTTTAATGTAGTAGGTCAAGGTGGAGCTAGTCAATTAGCTGAAGCTATAGGAGGACAAGCACCAACACGAGCATACGTTGTTAGTAATGACGTTACAACAGCACAAGGTTTAGAACGTAACATTGTAGAAGGAGCAACCATATAAATGCAAAATAATTAATTAAAAACGTTATATAAAATATGAAAATAGTCGAATTAATATTAGACGAAACACAAGAGATGAGTGGTATAGATGCTATCTCAATAGTTGAAAGCCCAGCAATAGAAGAAGATTTTATAGCATTAAAAAGCGAAGAAATTAAGTTAGCAGAAATATCTAAAGACAAAAAGCTATTAATGGGAGCTTTGTTGATACCTAACAAGCCGATATATCGAAACAATGGTGAGGATGAGTATTATATATATTTTTCAAAAGATACGGTCTTAAAAGCCTCGCAAATGTATCTTACAAAAGGAAACCAAAACAATTCAACATTAGAACATCAACACGAATTAAGTGGATTGAGTTTAGTTGAATCTTGGTTAGTTGAAGATGAGGTACACGATAAGTCTAGAAAGTATGGTATGAATGTACCAGTTGGAACTTGGATGGGTGCTGTAAAAGTAAACAATGATGAGGTTTGGAACGATTATGTAAAAACTGGCAAGGTAAAAGGATTTTCAATAGAAGGCTATTTTGCTGATAAAATGGAAAGACCTAAAGATGCAGTAGGATTATCTGAAGAAAAATCGTCAGAAGAAATATTAAATCAAATTAAACAGATCTTAATAGGAGATACAGCAGAACTTAAGAAGCCTTGTTGGAATGGATATGAGCAATACGGAACTAAGATCAAAGATGGTAAAGAAGTACCTAATTGTGTACCTATCAAAAGATGAGAAGAACGAATAAAGAATTTTTCCCAAGTTATACAAGTCCTAAAGGATCTAGGAGAGCTTGTTTTTGTAAAGACGAAAATAAGTATTCTGTAAAATGCTGTGACGGTAGTTTATGGGCTCAAGGCATTGGAGTTATATCAAGAACAGTTTAAAAATGCAAAATTAAAATCAATAACCGTTATATATATATTATGAAATCAACTGAAATGTTAAATCAAATTAAGACACTTTTAAATATAGAAGTGAAACTTGAAGAAATGAAATTAGAAAACGGAACTCGTGTAGAAGCCGAGTCGTTTGAAAAAGGTAAAGAGATATTCATTTTAACAGATGATGAAAAAGTTGCTATGCCAGTAGGTGAATACTTACTAGAGGATGGTAGACTTGTAGTCATATCTGAAGAAGGAATTATCGGTGACGTTAGAGAAGTATCTGACGAAGTACCACAAAAAGAAGAAGAATCTAAAGATGAAACTGAAGATTTAGAATACGATGATGAAGAAATGAGAGATGATGGTAAAGAAGCTGCTGTAGATGACTGGCAAGGTATGGAAAAGAGAATCAAAAATCTTGAAGATGCTATTGCTGATCTTAAATCTAAAGTAGGTGAAAAAAATATGGAAGAAGATGAGGAAGTAGAAATGGAACAAGAAGAAGTTTCAAGACAACCAAAATCTAGAACTGTAAAAGAAGAATTTAACGAAGAAGTAAACGATGAATTAAAAGAAGAATTATCTAAACCAGCCTCTGCTCCAATAAAGCACAGTCCTGAAGCTGATAATTCAAAAAAAGAACATTTTAGAATAAGTCCTAACAGACGACCTTCTACTATGGATTATATATTAAATCAATTAAATAAATAAAAATAAATAATTATGCCACAACCAACTATTACTACTACTTATGCTGGAGAATTTGCAGGTAAGTACATCGCTGCTGCTCTATTGAGTGGTAACACACTAAGTCAGGGTGCTATCGAAATTAAGCCAAACATTAAGTTTAAAGAAGTTATGAAAAAAGTAGTTACTTCTGGTTTAATTACAGATGATTCTTGTGACTTCACATCTGCTGGGTCTGTAACTCTAACTGAGAGAATTATCCAGCCAGAACAATTTCAAGTTAACCTTGAATTATGTAAAACTCCATTTGAATCAGACTGGGGTGCAGTATCAATGGGCTATTCAGCTTTTGATAACTTACCTCCTGACTTTTCAAGTTTCTTAATTGCTCACGTTGCAGAACAAGTATCTGCATCTACAGAAAACAATATCTGGCAAGGAAACTTAGGTGGAGCTCAAGCTGGAGAATTTGATGGATTTACAACTTTAGCTGCTGCTGATGCTGACGTAATTGACGTTGCTGCTGTAGGTGGAGGTGTAAACTCAGGTAACGTAATTGCTGAATTAGGAAAGGTAGTAGATGCTATTCCTAGTACATTATACGGAAAAGATGATTTATTTATCTATGTATCTCAAAACGTTGCAAAAGCATACGTTAGAGCATTAGGTGGATATGCTGCTTTATCAAACGTTGCAGGATCTGAAAATGTAGGTTCTATTGGAGCTAATGGTATTGACAACAGAGGAACACTATGGTATGGTGGAGGTGAAAACCTTTCTATAGATGGTGTTAAAATCTTTGTTGCTAATGGATTACCAAGTAACTATATGTTTGCTGCTCAGAGATCTAACTTATTCTTTGGAACAGGTTTAATGTCTGACTACAACCTTGTTAAGCTAATTGATATGGCTGACATTGATGGAAGTAAAAACGTTAGAGTAATAATGAGATTTACTGCTGGAGTACAATACGGAATAGGATCTGAAATAGTTCTTTATTCTTAATAAATAAATTAACCAAAAATTAGGGTAGGTGGGTTAGTGCCTACTTACCCTTTTTTATTAAAAAATATAAATAATATGGCTTGTACATTAAATAAAGGTAGACTGTTACCCTGCAAAAGTGCCTTTGGTGGTATTAAAACAGTATGGTTCGGAGATTTCGGTGGATTAACTGGAGTTGTTGTCGGAGCAGATGGTGAGGTTTCATCAATAACAGGAACTCAACCAGACTGGTATCAGTATGATGTAAAAGGTAACTCATCTTTGGAAACTACAATTACAAGTTCTAGAGAAAATGGCACTACTTTTTTTACTCAAACATTAAACTTAACATTAACATATCTTGACGCACAGACTCAGGCAGAACTACAACTTATTGCAGTTGGAAGACCTTACGTTGTCGTTGAAGATTATTATGGGAATCAATTCTTATGTGGACTAGAAAACGGAATGGAATGCACAGGTGGAACTACCGTAACAGGAGCTGCAGCTGGAGATCTGTCAGGATTCACACTAACAATGGAGGGAATGGAAGAAACAGCTCCATACTTTTTGGCTAGTGGACTAATTGTTCCTGCATCTGGAACTCCAATTAACCCAACTCCATAATAATAAATTATGAAAATTAAGAGCATCCTTAGGGGTGCTTTTTTTTTGCCTTTTAATTTCTACAAAATAAGTTATTAAATACGTTATATAGTTAATGATAGTCTTAACAACAACTACATCAGCACAAGAATTTAAAGTTATACCAAGAACGTTTGGTGCAGAATTTTCGTTATCTATTAGAGACGATAGTACAAACGTTACACAAACGTATGAAATAAACAATGCAGTTACATCTGGAAATTATTTAACATTTTCACAAGCGTTTAGCCCTGTACTTGTTGAAGGTCATTTTTACGACATAAAGTTATTTAGCGATCCGAACTTTTGGAATACTAATTATTTTTTATGGGAAGTTTATAATGAATTTTGGAATGTAGACACAACAAACATAGTAGATATATATAAAGACAAGATTTTCTGTACTGATCAAGAAATAGATCAAAGTGATAATCTATATTATAACATTAATAAAAATCAATACGTTACAGACAATTCTTATAATAATGATTACATTGTAATATGAAAAATAGAAAAAGAAATAATTTAGGACAGTTTGTCAAAGGATCAAAATCTGAAGTCAGTTTTGTAAACCTTAGTACATACACATCACCTGAAATCGTAGAAGTTCCAAACAAAGAGTGGGTGGGTTATGGTGCAGATAATAATTACTTTCAGTTTTTAATTGATAGATACAATGGAAGTCCTACAAATAATGCCTGTATTAATGGTATTAGTCAACAGATTTATGGTAAAGGTTTAGGAGCTACCGATTCGGATAGAAAACCTGACCAATATGCACAAATGATTACATTATTTAAAAAGGATATTGTAAGAAAGTTGTGTTATGACTTAAAATTGATGGGTCAATGTGCGATGCAAGTAATTTATTCTAAGGATAGATCTAAAATTGCACAAGTAGAACATATGCCTATAGAAACTTTAAGAGCTGAAAAGGCAAATGCAGATGGAGAGATACCAGCCTACTATTATTTTAAAGACTGGACTAAATTAAAACCTAGTGACAAGCCTTTGAGAATACCTGCTTATGGAATGTCAAAAGAAAACATAGAAATATATTATGTAAAACCATACAAAGCTGGATTTTATTACTATGCACCAGTTGATTATCAAGGTGGATTACAATACTGTGAGCTTGAAGAAGAAATTTCTAACTATCATTTAAACAACATTATGAACGGACTAGCTCCTAGTATGTTGATAAACTTTAATAATGGTACACCAAACCCACAGGAACGAGAACTAATTGAAGCAAGAATAGCTCAAAAATTTAGTGGATCTAGTAATGCTGGTAAATTTATATTAGCATTTAACGATAATAAAGATGCACAAGCTGAGATCACGC